TCAGAATGAATGCAGAACTACATACAGGGTGCAATAAAAAGACAATGACCCGTTTATCATGTGAAGCTGGATGAGCATTTGAGAAAATATGCCGACGAGAGAATACCTTCCTGTGCATAAAGCAAGATGCTGATATATATATATATATATTATGAAGTCAAGTTCCAAGTCAAGTTCCAAGTCAAGTTCTAAATCCAAATCACCAAAAGAACAAGAAACAAAAACGAAAACGCTTGAAGATACAAAACTTCATGAGTTGAAAGATGATGATATTGCCACGGCTAAAAATATATTAAATGAGGGTGTTGATATTGATGCAATGAGTACCTATGAATGGACACCTCTACATATTGCATCCAGATTTAATAGAAAAGCAGTAGCATCATTTTTAATTGAAAATGGCGCCAAAGTCAATATGAAAGGATGGAACCAATACACTCCACTACATAATGCTTCATATTTTGGTCACGATGATATGGTTAAATATTTGATTGAAAATGGTGCAAATATCAATGCAAAAAATATACAAAATGATACCCCTCTACATTTAGCAATAAAACAAGGTAATGAATCTGTTGCAAGGGTTCTTATTGAGAATGGTGCAAAATTAGATAACAAAAATAAAGATGGCGATACTGCTTTACATATATGTACTAATTATAAACGTGCACTTGCAAAAGGGAAAAAATTCAGAGCAGACGAAATGTTCAAATCATTAGTTAAAAATGGTGCAAGTATAAATATTAAGAATAATTACGGTCTTACTCCTATCCATTACATACTCAATGAAAATTATAGGATTTATGGCTTAGATCCAGATGATGCAAAAATAAAAAATATTGTGGGTCATATGTACGAAGTTAGAAGGTTTATGCTTTATGGTGAGTCATACAAGGTTCCAATTATCACCATTCCAAGAGGAACAGTACTTTTCAGAACTGTTGAAGGTGATGATGATGCTGATTTTTGTGGTATTCATAAAAGTCGTGAAAACTCACATTGTTTGCACAAAAACCACAACGTCTTTTTTTATCCGTATCCGGGTTACCATGAAGAAGACTTCAAAATATTCGTTCTTGAAACGGATATTAAAGTAGTGAATTTGGTAACTTCTTTTATAAGTCGCGAAATTAAAGATAATAATAATATGTTTGCTAATCCATATTTAGGCAGTTGTAACCATGTAGAACCAAAATTTTGTGGCAAAGAAACAGGTAGAGATTATGATCCATGTTTATCGCGAGACTTTCTCGAAAAAAATCCGGATATAAAAGGAATGTATGCTTTGGCATATATGGATAGTTTGAATCATAGCATGGCTTATTATAGTCTTAGGAAGACTAGTGTGTTTTCAAAGGATCCTGGAAATGTATATGGCGTGCCAGAACTAATATTGTATCCAAAGGAAAACCGTATATTGAAAGAAGTGAATTGGACATTGTCGGAATGTCAACAAAGTAAGAATAAAAATATTTTTTCATATTTAGTTGATGATAAAGATCATGAAGAAAATAAATTACATCAATTACTGTCGCCAAAAGGATATCGTATAGCTCGTCGTGAAAATCCAAATGTACATATTCAAACACAATATGATAAAATACATGTGACCATTTATAATCCATTGAAGATGTATGTGGTATGGGAGTATTTACCGGAAATGTATAAAAAAGATTGTATTCCCTTGAGTTGGTCCGCTGATAGTAAATTGAGTCAATTTCAATCGGACATTAATAAATTAAACAAAGAATTATACAAATATCATTTTGTAACCTTAGATGAAATGAAGAAATCAAGCGTCGAAGGTGGTAGAGCCAAAACCAGAGGTAAAACCAAGCGCAGTCTTAACAATACTCGGAAAAAAAGGGCAAAATGAAATCATGGAAAATAGAATATCTAATCTTTCATATAACGCATATGTTTTATATGAAAGCCTAAATATTTTCCATTCATTATTTGCGATAAAAAAACACACCAAGATTATTTAAATAAACCCATTATCCCATCAACGGCTTTTTTGATTTTTTTCCTTCGTTTCTTTTTCGCTAGTTTCAAAGTAAAATTTTGCGATTTATCTTTATCAGATTTGATGATTTTTTCAATTTTATCGGAATCTTGAAGAGCATATTTCAAAAACCACATATTATAATCTCTACTATTACGATCCCCCTTGAGTTCATTGAACTTTTTAATTTTTTCTTCTCTAATATCCTGCATTGTTTTTTGTTTTCCATAACAATCCAACGCAAACCGTTTTAATGGTCCACGTTGATTTAGTCTATTTTTATTAATAATATTAAATAAATATTCGGCCATGCATAAAATACGATCTTTCTCATGATATGGCCTATCGGAATAATAGAAAGCAAGATAGAAGGCCATCATAGTTTCAATCGTCGCGATTTTAACTTCTTGATTCTTCATATTAATTACATTGTAACTATGACAAGCAATCGTTGAATGAATAAAACAAAGTGTCTCATTTTCAATATGTATTTGATAATGCAGTGGGACCACTTCGCCAATGGCATCATATTTTGTCATTTTAGTCTTTTTATAACCCAAGTCTTTTAAACGTTCTACTATGATCATGGCGACCGTTTCAGCGTCTTCGGCTAGTACATCAAAATCAGGTATTTTTTTGACAATGTCGTCAGATGACTTGTTTATTTTTTCAAAAAGACGCACTGCATATCCACCTAAAAATACCACTCCTTGATGTATCAAAATATCCAATAATGTTGAATACAATTCTTCAGAGTCTTCTTCATGCGAGTCCATAGGACGTTGAAATTTGACTTTATCACAATTTCGGGTTTTCAATGGCCAATGTTCGTTTAATAAATTCAAACGCTTTAATACTTTTTCCCAGCGAGACACGTCTCCCATTGGTCGACTCAATTCTAAATACATATTCATTCGCAAGTAGTTTGCAGGTGCATATTTGATACCGGCCACTTGGATAGATTCTCGCGAAATAGATTTGAATAAAGTAGGATGTAAATAAGTTATATCTGCAATTGCTACAAAATTCACAAACACCTTGAATGTACCATAATGCACACCCGAAACAGCTTGTGCATAATAAAACCCGTTTCTATGATAAATATCAGCCAATTCTTTAGCATCATCTAATGCATTTGGACTAAAAAAATCATAATCCGGGATTTCTATTTCCCTGTCGTAAAATTGCGCGGATTTGGGTAAAATGTTATTTATAGCTGTTCCGCCATAACATACACATTTTTTGCGTATCAAAAACGCTTCGAGAATTCGAATCATTTCTTTTACTTTTTCTGAATTAGCAATTTTTGTGGATGTAATTTTTTCGGCTCTGTCGACGGCACTTCGAAGAATAGCTAATTCGCATTCTTGAAATGTCATTTTATTATCACATAATTTGTTATCAAATTTATTTTTCCTTGTATAATTATTTTTGTGTTTCATATACAATAAACATATATTATTTATGAAACTATAAATCTTTCAAATAATTAATGGAATTTGACATAGGAACAATGGCTGCACCTAATTTACTAAATAGGTTTTCATATTCTTCTATATTATTATCAATATAAAATTTCATGCAAACGATTTGCACACCATAATAACGTATAAGTTCTTTAGAATCAGGATTATCATAATAAAAAATATAGCTAAATCCACGCCCATTGTTTGGAATCGTCATTTGATAATCACTTACATCAACACGTGAAAAAGATCCATCGTTGATGATATTTGGTGGCGCTACTTGAATAGCAAGTCGGTTTTCGGCATACATCATTTTCAAAGTATTTGAACTAGATTCCATGTTTTTCTTTAATAAAGCACTACCTTCGAAATAATTATTGGAACTAATTGTATTGTATATGATGATGTATTTTCCTTGTAACGTGCGAATGGCTGTATCATTATATACCATATCTCGCGAAGCATCATTTTTGTACATTTTTGCACCTAATATGGATTGTACATATTGGTTGATTTTAGTATAAAAACTTTCTTTATAATCGCTAATAATGCGAAAATGAATAAACATTGGATCAGTCGGATTAGGAGTGGTGAAATTTCCAGTATCAGGAGTAAATGCATTTTCATCAACACGTGCCAACACTTCGGATAAAGTCAATTTGTTCGATGTAACAATATTTTCTTTATCTGTTGAATAGGCGACAAAAGGTTCTCCATCAAAAGCATAAATTTCAAAATCCAAGAATCGACAACCATGTTCTATTACATGAGATATCATATCTAAATTGACAAATTTATTGCCAGTGTATGCTGTGTTGTAAGATGATTTAATACAAAACTGCTTGAGTTCTATATTTTCATCGTAATTAAATGGTTGGAAAGCACCTAATGAAGGTATACTTCCTTTTCTTATATTTTCAAATTCCTTTTTCATTTCATTCACATCAAACCCTTCAGTCATTGAGTTTTTTATTTGCATGCGTTTATTGTACAAAACAAATAGAATATATAGAGTCACGATAATTATCAATATAATCAACGTTTTTTTAAAAATATTCATTTATATTATAAAGTTATATAAATTATTTTAACATATTATATTATAATGCCAGGAGGATTACTAAATATAATTTCGGAAGGAAATAATAATATAATATTGACAGGTTCTCCAACCAAGACGTTTTTCCATGTAAAATATGCCAAGTATACTAATTTTGGTATGCAAAAGTTTCGTTTAGATTATGACGGTACTCGTGACTTACGTTTAACAGAACCTTCGACATTCAAGTTTAAAGTCAAACGTTATGCCGATTTATTAATGGATACATATTTATCTGTTACATTACCTGATATTTGGAGTCCTATTTTCCATCCTACTATAGAAACCGGTAATGAATGGGCTCCATATGATTTCAAATGGATAAAAGATATTGGTACATCTATGATTCGTGAAATCGTGATTTCATGTGGTAATACTGTTTTACAAAAATACTCGGGCGAATATATTTCAGCTATGGTAGAACGTGACTTCACTGCAGAAAAAAAAGAACTGTTTAACAAAATGACAGGTAATATAGAAGAATTGTATAGTCCAGCTATTTCATTGGGTAGAGCAAATTGTTACCCAAGTGCATTTTTCACGGAATCAATTGTTGGGTCCGAGCCGTCTATACGAGGCAGAACATTATACATCCCAATAAACGCCTGGTTTGGTATGGACAGTCGTTGTGCATTTCCATTAATCAGTTTGCAATATAATGAACTGGAAATCAGCGTAACATTAAGACCCATTCAAGAATTATTTCAAGTGCGAGATGTCTTTGATAATGCAAATAACTATCCATATATTCAACCCGATTTTAATAGAACAGAGTTTCAAATGTATCGATTTTTGCAATCTCCACCTTCTATATTCATATATGCGGAAAATTTCCTAAATCAAATCAAAATCTGGAATGCAGATGTACATTTGATGGCCACATATTGCTTTTTATCCGACCAAGAACGCGAGTTATTTGCATCAAAAGAACAAGTATATTTAATGAAAGATGTTTTTCAATATAATTTCGAAAATGTTACTGGATCCAAAAAACTCAAATTGATATCATCAAGTGGAATGGTGTCAAGTTGGATGTTTTATTTACAAAGAAACGATGTAAATATGCGAAATGAATGGTCGAATTACACAAACTGGCCCTACTCAACACCGCCTTTAACAATTGAATCGGCGCCGGCTGTGATACCAACAGGATACGAACAAGAGGCAGCAAGATATGGATTTTCTGATGGACCTCGATACAATCCGGATTCACAAAACACGGGTTTTTATATTACAGGTGATTTTAATGTAGAAAATAGAAAGGACATTTTAGAAACAATGGGTATTTTATTAAATGGCGAATATAGGGAAAATGTTCAAACACGAGGGGTTTTTGATTATATTGAGAAATATGCACGAACCCGTGGTAATGCGAAAGACGGTCTTTATTGTTACAACTTTTGTTTGAACACGGATCCAAAGGAATATCAACCATCCGGTGCAATTAATATGAGTAAATTTAAAAACATTGAGCTTGAAATAACGACATATGTTCCCGAGTTCTCAGAAGATTCGAGCTTTAATATTATTTGTGATGGAGATGGAAATGTAATCGGTGTGAACAAGCAAAACTGGAGATTATACGATTACAACTACAATTTAACATTATTTGAAGAACGATATAACGTATTATCTTTTGTTAATGGAAATTGCGGTTTGTTATACGCCAAATAATATTTTAGAATGATAATATAAACATGGGAGAAACAAATTGGTTGAAACAAAAGAAAAAAGAAGGAATGAAAATAAAGAAAAAATCAAAGCCTATGAAAGAATCTATGGAGAACATGATTGAAAATGAAGACGTCAAAAAGCTCAAATCCATCAATAAAAAAAAGTCGATGCTAACAAAATTACCAGTAATGGAGAGCATTTACGAGCCAATGGAAGAAAACCCTACAAAAGTAGAGACACCCTCGAAACCTGTAGTAAAAGAGGGTTTTGATATCAACTCTAATGAATGTACAGATCCCGGTGATTATGATTTTGCAGACAAAGAGCTAGAAGATGAATTACGTCGTTTAGGACTAAAAACAGTATTTGCAGATTTTAATAAATTAATATCTGGTGAAGTAGATGGTTCCGAAAATGAAATTGAAATCACAACAGAAGGTTCCAAAGCAGACAGATGGTGTGATAAAAGTGACAAAAAAAATTCAGTGCTCTCTAATTTGTCGTTTGGTGTCGATTTATTACCAGCAATGGTGTATGCATTTATTCCTGGATTCCAATGGTGTATTAAAAAAATGGCCATCAAATATTGTC